TTTTAACAAATGACGCGGAATTCCCCATTTATAATCTTTGATTTGACTGGGGATGGATAGCGCCGTTTTTTCTTTTTAATATATATACAATTGTGCTAAAATAATTAGCAATAAACGCGGAAGGTTTCACCGTGTCTGCTCGTGGAGGCTTGTGTTAGACTACCTAACGGTAGCAGCTGCCTGAGAACCGAGAAGCTCTATTCATATTTGATTTGAGTAGAGAAGATTCACTACACTGATCTAAAATAATTATTTAACACGGTTTTACTATGCTTAAGAAATTTTCAGACGGTATTAAAAATTTGATTAACGATGTCTACAATACAAGAAACCCTCTCAATACTAATAGAGTGACGGAGTCGCGAATTGATTACGACACTCTAAGGGCGATGTATAAAACAGGCATAGGCTCTAAGATAGTAAGATTAAAAGCGGGTGCTTGTCTTAAAAACTCGATACAGTTCGAGAGCGAAGAACAAGAGCTTTACTATAACAGAAAACTAAAGAAGCATATAAAAGAAGCCGTAAAATATATGATCGGTTTTGGTCGCGGCGTTATAGTGCTGTACAATCAGGGGGAAGACTTATCGAGCCCGAAGCTTGAGCCATTTAATCCTTCTATTGTCAACTTTAAAGTCTTTTCTGGCGACATGGTAAGCGTATCAGAAACGAGCATGGACTTAATGCATCCACGATATTTCAAGCCCATTTATTATAATATCAGGGGAGTTCAGTTTCACTATACTCGTGTGATAGACTTCAGTTATTACACTCCTCCTGAATACGACCGCCCCAGTTACAATTACGGCGGTGTATCAGAGTTCGAGCTAATACAAGATCAATTTGTTAGCGATAGCATAGTTGCTCGTGCATCTACAACGATACTAGAGAAGAACGCTAGCTTATTTTATAAAGTCAAAGACTTGAAGAACTTAATGCAAGATCAGCAGGAAGACCTTCTGAAAAGATATATGGCTGAAGTGGAAAATGGCAGATCTATTTACGGCGCTTGTCTAATAGACGCAGAAGACGATGCTTATGTTGTTAATCAGAATCTTTCGAACCTAGGCGACGTCGACACAATAACATTGCGAAGATTAGCGATGGTGACTGGTATTCCTCTAGCTATTTTAGTGGGGGAAAATGTCAAAGGAATGAATTCCACTGGCGACAACGAGCTGAAGATTTATCAGGATATGATCGAAGCTTTGCAAGAAGATTATATTGACGAGCCGCTTAACGAATTATTCCGAAAGATCGGCTTAAGTGCTGTTTCTTTCAAGGAAAATCAGGGACGCACACCCGAGGACAGGATTAATTTTGAGTCTAGCGTCATTGATAATGCGTTAAAGCTATATAACCTTGGCGAAGATTTCGAAGCTTATTTAAAAGAATATGATGTTATTACTGAAGAAGATCTGACTAATAAATTTTTTCCTGAGGTAGAAAGTGAAGAGACAGTTACAAGCGAATAAGCCAACGAATATAAAAGCACCTTTACCATTAAAGTCTGTAGAGAATTCTTTTTCTCGTATGCTAAAGCAAATGATAGATCAAATGCATACAAGATTTACTAATCAAGCTATAGACAATTTGAATAAGGGAACGATAGATAAATTCGAAGACGCTCAAGTCGGAAACTTTGCTAAGATATTTCTGGGACTAGCGCAAAAGGTTAAGCGGAAGCTTTTACGCCAGTTTTCAGACGATCGTATTGAGAGAATGGTCGAAGATATGACAACTACAATAAATAGCAGAAATCAGGCTCTTTTATACGAAGCTATAGAAAAGGAAATAGGAATATATAGTAAAGATCTAATATCTACAGAGGGACTAACTCCGAGCATAAATGCATTAATACTAGAAACTCAGCAATGGGTCAAGAAGCTCAGGGACGATACACTAGAATACTTCACAAATACAACTTTGCGAGGCATGGCAGAAGGCAAATCAATGGCAGAAATAAGAACTGGACTTAATGCAGAAACAAAAAAGCGGAAATTAAATGCGGAAATGGTAGCACGGACTCAGATCGGAACATTCAACAGCTTGAGCACTAAGATAAGAGCGCAGAACCTCGGGATTACAAAAGCTATTTGGGTTTCTAGTCGTGACGAAAGAGTGCGAGCGAGCCACGCGCAACGAGACGGTAAAGAATTTGACTTATCAGAGGGGCTTTATTCAAGCTTAGACGGTAAAACATTACTCCCTGCTCTTGATTATAGATGTAGATGTTCTTATATTTTAATTATTCCTGAATCGGAGTGAATCCTCTCCAATCAAATCAAAGATTATGAATGGAGTATTCCGTGCGATTAAATAAAATATTTGACTTAAGTTACTAAGATATATAAGATAAATTTTTAAAACGGTATCTAAAATGATCAAAGACGAACAAATCTCTATTAAGTTTTGCGATACAGTATCTTTTGATGTAAAAGAAAAGACGGCGATAAGCGTTAGAGATGGCATTCTTGATTACCTCGGTGCAGAAATAGGTCAACAGCCGTACGACAAAATATTTTCTGTTTACCGCTCATCTGCTACAATATCTAATACAGCTATGAAAATGGCAGGAATACCGCTGACTTACGAGCATGTATCCGTCGAAGAGCCTGCCCCAAATACTGGTAGCATTGTTAGTGAAGCAGAGATGATAGACTTTATCGACGAAGACACATCAACACGCATAGCTATTAAGAACAAGTTATTATTAAATACTAAAGACGAAGACATATTAAAAGAGCGCAATGAATTATCACTCGGATATAGCGCTAAACTTATTCCGCATGATAAATATGACTTTGAACAAGTCGGGATTATTCCGCATCACTTGGCGATAGTGTCGGAGGGTCGATGCGGTTCTTTATGTAGATTTTTAGATAAGAAAACAGTAAATAAAAAGGAGATTGATCATATGATTAATTTTAAAGACGAAGAAGGGATTATATCTCTTGAAAAGATTATGGAAATTGTGCAGTCATTGCCAGAGGTAATAGCTCAAGTTCCAGTCGATCAACTTCAAGAATTTATTCCTATCTTTGAAAGCTTGATAGCTTTAGTCAAGCCTGCCGACGAAGTCGAAGAGCAACCAGAAGTGGAAGCTATACAAGACGAAGAAGCAGAGCTATCTGAAGAAGAAAAGAAAGCTATACAAGACGAAGAAATGGAAAAAGAAGAAGAAGACAAGAAGTTTTCCGACGCTGCTCTAAAAAGCTATGCTCAAGCAGAGATTAAAAAGTATGCTCAAGTAATACAAAAAGCTAAAAACTTTTTAGAGTCTAATTATAATTTCGCTGATAAATCTGCTAATGAAATTATGAAAGACACATTATCTCAGTACAGCAACGAGAAGTTTGAAGAAAGTGAGCTATCTATAGCATTTAAGCTTTTGCAAAAACAGAATGATTACCAAAACTTTGGTGACAAACAAATTGATATATTAGAAGAAATAGGAAACAAGGAGTTATAAAATGGCATTTAATGCAGCTTTTTCAAACGACATTGAGAATGTCGGCTCAGGTGAGCGTTACGGAAATTGTAACATCATTCTCGGCACAACAGTTTTTGAAGACGGTTTAAAAATCGGTCGTTTTGCAAAATACGACACTTTAAGCATAGACAACATGGACGGTTCAGCGACACCAGTTTTAGCTGGTGTTATTATTCGCGATGTAGCCCGTTCTGTAGAAGACGAGGGAACAGTAGACGCAACACTATATAAGCAAGCCCAGTTTATGCGTAGCGGTCTTGTTACTGTTGCAGTGAAAACTGGCGAAACACCTGCCAAATTTGGTCGTGTTTATGTTTCTAACGCTGGCGATGCTAACGACGGTTTAGCGACTGCTACAAGCTCAGATGTATCTGTTAACGCTGAATACATCGAAGAGATCAAAACAGGCGTATGGTTAATTAATATTGCACCTCCGCAGGGCGATGTTGCTACTCATATCGGCGACGCAGTTGGCGCACACGCAGCTTCAGCAATCAGCATTCTAGATTCAGGTACTTTTACAGATCAGATTGAAGTTGAAGCGGCTTTACAAGAGATTTATCCTCACGTTGAAGTTTTATTAGCAGACACTGGAGACGCAGGCGCAATTCCCGTCGCACGTTCAGGAAATGTTGCTCTAACTTCTGCAGGCGCAGAAACAAGAACTCTAGCAATCCCTGCGGAGCAAGGCATTGAGCTTGTAGTTTCTTGTGATGTTTATGTAGGTGATATTGTAATTACAGCGGATTCTGCTGTTAATCAAGCTGGTAATACAGTAATAACTTTGGGCTCAGCAGGCGTTACTATTGCATTTAAAGCCGTTCAGGTAGCAGGCGCTTTAGTCTGGAGAATAGCAATGAATGACGGCGCAACATTAGCTTAATAAAAAGGAGATCGAAAATGAAAATCAAAGAACTTTATAATTTAAAGTCTTTTCAGGATGCAAACGCTTCTGGAAAAAAGGTTGGTATCTTTACTGATGCTGCAGCAAACGGTGTTGTCTTAGCTCAAAACTTGAGGCACATTGACTTAACTATTTTTGAAAAGTTATACCCTGAATTGGTAGTATTTAACATGGGTTTAACGATTGATAATGCAGGCGGATATGCTAATGTTATTGATTCATTAAGACTTAACGAGCAAGGTGACTTTAAAACTTCAGGCGATATTGACAGCAATAAAGGAAAAATAAGTTTATCAGGTGATAAATCTTTTTTAAATGTTTTGTCTCGTGAAGCTCATGCAGAATGGTCAAGAACAGAAGTAGAGCAAGCAAATCTACAGAATATCAACTTAGTTAATAAATATTTATCTACTATAGATAAAGTTTACAAACGTAATGTAGATAAGATTGTTTTAACTGGTATCGATGATTATGCGGCGTCAACGGGTCTTTTAAATCACGCTGGATTTACAGCAGCAGGGGCATCAGGTGCAGTGAGCACTTTATCTGGTCAAGATGCATATGACGAGGTAGCAGAATTTATTACTGATCAACATAACGGCGTAAATAATACACCTGGCTACATGGCTGATAAGATTATTTTCCCTGTTTCTGTAATGAACGCACTACAAAGAAAGATTTTAAACTCCGCTGGTTCTTCAAAGTCTGTACTATCAGCGCTAAAAGAAAACTTTTCTGGAATAGAGTTCCTTTCTACTTTCCGCGCTGAAAGCGTAAGCGCTACTACAGTAACACTTGCTATAGCATCAAGCGAGCAAGCAGTTAAAATAAGAATCACTCAACCTTTAGAGATAAGCGAGATTGTTAAAATTTCAGGCTTTGATTATCGTGTTGATGCAGCATACAGAATCGCAGGAGCTGACATTTTAGAAAACTCTGCAGGTCGTATACTTACAGGATTTTAATATGTTGAGTTTGCAGGATTTAAAAGATTATTGCAAAGTGGTGGGAATTAAGGCCCACCACTCTTGCCGTGAAAAATCTTTAAGAGAGAAAATATCAAGGTCTATTGATGTCTCAATTGATGATGTTGACGATATTATTTTAGGCTCTAAAAACAAAGAAGAAAAAAAAGTTGCATTGGCAGGAGTTCTTTTTAAAGAAAAAGAGCCAGATCTTTTTGAAGTTTCTAAGGTTTTAAAAGTTAGAGTGATGTCTGATCATAATTATGAGATAGAAGGCTTATTATTAAAGAGCAAAGAGGTTGTTATACTTCCGAAGTTTTACATTGATAATCAGCGTTTCATGAAAAAGATTAACAGACAAATTGAAATTAAAAAGATTGAATGGGTTAATTAATGACACTATTAGCAGATTTTAAAGCAAGATTTCCCGAGTTTGATGAAACAATTGCCGATACATATATCCCAATTTTGGAAGGAGTTTATCCTTGCTATTGGGGTGGTAATTATAACACAACTTGCGGTCAAGAGATTGTTTTAAATCTGCTAGCTCATTTAGTTTTACAGGAAAATCAGAGTGCTACTGATACTGCTCCTTTGCGATCTAGTGATTCTAAAAGTATCGGTAGTGTTTCTGTATCTTATTCAAATCCTAATACTACAATGACCGAACGCAACGCATGGTTTCGGTCTACATGCTATGGAGTAAGATATTTATTGCTAACATCAAGAAATCAGGGAGGGTATTTTGTTTAAGACTCCTAATCAGATGTTAAAGCACACGAAAGACTTGGCAAAACAGCTAAGCGAAGTTAAAAAAAAAGAGGTCGCAATCGGTTTGCCGAAAAGTAAAGCGACAGGAAAAGTATATAGAAACGGATCAACGATTATTGAAGTTGGAGCTAAACACGAGTACGGCATAGGTTTGCCTAGGCGTTCATTTTTAAGAATGCCTCTAGCGATAAAGGGCAAAGAATTAGGAAAGGCAATCGAAAGCGAATATAAGCAGATACTAGAGAATAATAAATCAGTGGACAAAGCACTAGGGCTAATAGGCGCTAGAGCTTACAACATCATACAACAAGCTTTTCTGACAAGCGGCTTTGGGCAATGGCAAAGTTTAAGCGATTACACTGTAGCGATGAAGGAGTCTAGCAGGATATTAATAGACACTGGAATATTAAAAAATGCTGTTACTTGGGTGGTGCGCAATGCTACCTAATATTTCCGACGCACTTACAGAATGGGAACAAATAGCGATAATAAAAACTGTCGCTACTACTACAGTTAATTTTGTACCCACGGAAACAGTTACGCAGAGGTCTCAGAAATGCGTTATACAACCGACGAAGCCCACCGAAATTAACGCAGATACAATAGACTACAAGCTAAGATATATTACTGCTCATAGTCGTACAAATATAAATGTCGGCGAATATATAACATATAATAGCGAAGATTATAAAGTTATCTTAAAAAGTAACTGGAATGATTACGGATATCATGAGGTCGTAGGCGAAGAAACAAACAAAACTTTGTTGGTGTAATATGCAAGATACATTAAGAAAATTAGCTATATTAATAAGAGATTTACTGACGATATCAGAAAGTTTTATTAAGATTGGGCGTCATAATTTCGAAGATGATAATTTTGGAACATCATATATTACTGTAGATAATTTAGCCCCCGCGACGCTTATCGCATATTCCGAAGAATTCGACGGAGCGACGGAAGATCAAACACTATCGCAGCTATGGAATTTGCCCGCAATTGTTACTTTTTGGGGCGACAATGCATATACTAATTTAAGCAATTTTACACTGTTGCTAAAGAGTCAGAAAGCGTTAGAGCTACAAACAACATTAGGAATAGCGTGTTTTAGCTCAAATAATATTACAGATGTGAAATTATTGGGTGGAAAACAATATAATAACCGAATAGAATTAAATTTAAATATAAACTTTAACTTGTCAGTGACTGTAGACACATTGAGATTAGACACAGCTCAGACAGATTTTATTTACAATAAATAGGGAGATAAAAAATGGCTAATATTAGCAATGTTATAAGCGTTTCTTTGCTTGAGTCAGGGTCTACAGCAGATCGCGACAATATGAATCTAACAGCAATAATGACAGATCAACAAGATGCTGTTTTGTCTAGTGCAAATAGATATGAATTATACACTGATTTAGCGAGCGTTGGTACTGATTTTGGGACAAGTTCAGAAATGTACTCACACGCAAAGATATTCTTTGCTACAAGCCCTAATCCCTCAAATTCTAGCGGTGCCTTGGTTGCTGGATACTGGCGTTCAGCGTCAGAAACCGTTGCAGCATCGGCAGGAATTTTAACTAGTGCTGAATTATCAGAAGCAACGGCGGTCGGACAATTACAAGAGATTGACGATGGCTCTTTCGTTGTTACTGTAGATAGTGCAGAACTAACAATCACTGCTTTAGATTTCAGAGATTCAATTTCTTTAGCTAATGTTGTTGCTGAAATCAATGCAAATGCATCTTTTACGGGCGTTACAGCAACTCTTTCGAGCGACAATAAGATTATATTTACTTCAGATACGACTGGGGCTACAAGCACAATGACTTATGTTTCAGAGCATACAACTGGAACTTTTGTTGGGGATATTTTAGCTTTATCAACTGGAAGTGGCGCAAGCTTGGTGCAGGGTGCAATAGCTTCTTCACTAACTTTAGAAACAAAAGAAACAGCGGTTACAGAATTAAAAGCGCTTATTAATGTAAAAGGTATTATGTTTATTGACGCTCCAACATCCGCTGAAGCTGCAACATTGGCATCATATGCTCAGTCAAACGACACTTTAATATATGATGTTTTTGGTTCAGCTAGCAATTTAGAAGTCGATATAACAAATGTTGTTTGGGCTAATAAGTTAGCGGGATATACAAACTATAGAATGCTTTACTCAGCTTCAAACAATAGAAAGCTTGCGACATCTTATATGTCTAGAGTACACAGCGTTAATTTTGGAGCAGAAAATTCCGCTTTAACAATGCAACTTAAAGAGCTTGCAGTAGTTGCTGAAGCTTATACACAGACAGAGCTGACAAAAGCTAAGAATGTCGGTCTTGATGTCTATACAACAATAAAAAACACTCCTGTAGTTTTGACTAGCGGAGCGAATGATTTCGTTGATAATAGATATAATCTTATAGCATTCCAAGACGCAGTTAGCACTGATTTATATAATTTGCTAAAGCAAACAAATGCTAAGATACCTCAGACTACAAGGGGCGTTAATCAACTTGTAGATCAGTGCGAAAAAACAACAAGAGAATTTGTAAGAGCAGGAGTTTTCGCAGCAGGAACTTGGACTAGCACTGATTTTTTCGGTAATGTCGATGTATTTAACAGAAATATTGAAAACAACGGCTACTATTTCTTAGCAGGGTCTTTAGCTGATCAAACACAAGCAGATCGTGAAGCTAGAAAATCGCCAATTTTGCAAGGTGCTTTGAAAATGTCTGGGGCTGTACATTCTGTAAATATAATCTTATCTGTAAATAAATAAATAAAGAGGTTCAACAATGGCTACAATATCATTGTCAACAGACAATACAACATTAGTTTTAAATGGAACTGTAATAAATGATTTTTCTAGCGGAGATATATTAACACTAGCTCCTGTCAATCCTTCATCATCTCATATAAATAGCTCAAACGGCGGTGTATCTATCTTTGAGCGCATCGATAAAGATGTTTATGATTTAACTATTAGAGTGCAGCATTTATCAGATTCCGATGCATTTATGAATAATATTTTAAATCAATCTCCGACTACTGTTTTAGGCGGTTCACTTAAAGAGAACTACACTAAAAACGGTGAGAACGCTATCGAGACATGGTTATTAGAAAGCGGCTCTATAATTACACAGCCGACTGTTACTATTAATAGCGAAGACGGCAACGGTTTAGCAGAGTATGTAGTAAGATTTAGAACAGCTAAAAGAAGCATTTAATTATTTGGGGTCGTATGGATACAAATAAAGAAGTTTTAGACAATATAGAGCAGATATATAAAGATAAAGAGGCGGAAATCAACGGTCGTATTTACAAGCTAACAAAAGTAAATCACGAAAAGCGCAAAAAGATTTTTGCTTATATGATGAAAGTACAGCATCAGATAAGCGCAGGCGATTTATCTTTTATAGATAGTGTAGAGTTTAAGAAAGTTGAGGATATTATCTGCGGATTAGTTCTTCTAGACGGCGTTTTGCTATCTAAGATTAATGATCATTGGGATAATTACCCCGAGGATTATTTAAAGTTCGTGACTTCTATGCTGATGGTGTTTAGTTTCCCTTTTTTGCAAGGCGGGAATTTAAGTTAAAGATTCCGACAACGCCCAAATCTGATAACTATATACACTATACTAATGTTAGTGACGAGGATATGTCGATATTTTATCTGGCTAAGCAAGGATACGGCTCTCTAAAAGAGATTAGAGAGCTTGATACCGATGAGCTTTTTGATATTTTAGAATATGAGCAGATACAAAACCGTATTGAGAATTATTTAATTATTAAGGCGAGTTAAATGGCAATAGTTTCCGAATTGATCACAAAATTTCGTTTCGACGGCAGTATTAATCCGTTAAACAATTTTAATAAAGGGCTTGGCTTAAGCTCCCTTAAAATGTTTGCTTTCGTCGGTGCTATTTCTGCTGTTAGTATCGCTTTTGGCAAGATGTTGCACGATACATTGTCCGAATCTAATGCATTAGTTCAGCTGTCTAGAACAACTGGCGTAGCTATAAACGATATTCAATCACTAAGTTACGCTGCTAGCGTATCTGGGTCGTCTATTAATGCGATGGAAGACACTATAGCGAGCTTATCGAAAAAGATTGGCGACGCAAGTTTAAAAGGTAGTTCTGAATTTCAGAGAATCGGCGTAGCAGTAAGAACTAGCACGGGTGAGCTAAGAAAAGCTGACGATGTATTACTAGATGTTGCCAAGAGATTCAAAGCTCTTAATCTTACAATGCCGCAGCAACAAAGCCTTGCGAGTTCGCTTGGCATAGATTCTAGCCTAGTTCAATTGCTTTCCAAATCCACTGATGAAATCGACAGGCTAAGAGGAAGGGCGGAGAAGTTCGGATTATTATCAAAAAAGAACGCAGATCAAATAGCTAATTATAACGAAGAGATATCAGAGCTTAAATTTAGATTTTTAGTTTTTAAGCAAGCTTTAGCGATACAAGTTTTGCCTTCTGTTCTAAAGCTTTTCGACGGATTAGAAGTTTTAGGAGATGGACTAAAAAGAATAGGCGGTTTATTTTTTGATTTAAGCAAAGATAATAAAGAAGTCGTTATTATTTTGGGAACGATGGCAGGAGCATTTGCATTGATATCGTCGCCAATTGCTATCGCAACAGCAGGAATAACAGCTCTTTTACTAGTGTTTGATGATCTTTTAGTTGCATTTAGGGGTGGAGATTCTGTTATTAAAAAACTAGTAGAGCCATTTTTTGATTTAGAAAAAGTTTTAAAAAGAATTGTCGGATATTTTAAACAAATAAACGCTCCAGAGAATCAAGCGAAGTTTTATGAGCTGAGGTTTGGAAGACCTCAAAAAGCTAAAGCGACAAGCAGCACTAATAATGTTAATCAAAATAACACATTTAATATTTCTAGCAATGACCCGCAGGCGGTAGGAAATAGCGTTGAGAATAGCTTGCAAAATCAACTTGAAAACGCTCAAATACAATTAAGCAGGGGCGGAATATAAGATGGGAATTATAAAAGATTATATTAACGGAGCTTTTAAAAACACGCTTAATCAAGAAGTCGGCATAGGCGGATTTACAACATTTGCAAGAGTTAATAATAAAACATCAAAAAAGAATAATGTCCCTGTAACATATTTAGAGGATGGAAGCTTTCTTGAAGATCATATTATTAGAGAGCCGACTATCTTAAGTATCGAAGGTAATGTTTCTGATATCTTTGTAAAGCCGACGAATATTATACAAGAAGTTAAAAGACTAGAAACAATAATGGAAAATATAAGCAATTATTTACCAAAATGGACATCTTATCAATCACACAAAATAGAAGAGATTACAAGCGATATAAATAACGCAATAACTGAAGCTGACCAACTGATAGAAAGAGGCCAACAAATAGCAAATTACGCAGGTTTTTTAGCGACTAAAAGCAATGTAAATAAATTTTTAGACGCTATGAATGGATTATATAATAGCAATATCACAATAACTATAGAAATGCACGATAGAACCTATGAAAATATGGTAATTACTCTATTTGAAACAACGAAAGACAATGAAAACAATAGCATTAATTTTATTATAGAAGCTCAAGAAATTAGATATGCTGTTTCAGAAGTCGTGCAAGTAACTTCAGCTATAAACCCTTCTTCTACTCTAGGGGGAGCGACTAAAAATATCATAGATAAGGGCGTTCAAGAAGGGAAAGCGGTTTCTACATCGGTTTTAACTTCAATATTTAACAAATTGGTGGAATAATGTTACAGATAGAAAACATAACAAATGATCCGTATCAGCGTCACTCGATACTTTTTGAAGATTACGAAATTGTTTTGACTCTAAGATATTTACACAGATGTTCTGCTTGGTTTATGGATTTAGAATATATAAGCTGGAGCGTAAGCGGTATTAAATTATCTACTGGTGTAAAGCATATAGCGGGACAGAACAAACCCTTTGATTTTTTTGTATCTGACGAAACTAACAACGGAATAGACCCGTATAAGCTCGACGATTTTTCCTCAGAAAGAAATATTTTATATCTTTTAGAGCGTGAAGATGTAGAGAAAATCAGGGGCATAGATTTACCGTGAGATTTAATCGAGATTTTAAATTAATTGTTCGTACGAGTTATAAAGATGTTGTTATATCTTCTCCTATGCGCATAAATTTCACTATCTCTAAGTCTGTTGACGGTCTTTTAAGCGGTTGTACACTTAAGCTTTACAATCTACAAGAAAGTCTAAGACTAGCTTTGGTAAAAGACGCAGAGGACGAAGATTATATCCCTGTAAGCCTTTTTATCGGCTATAAAGATAAGATTGAATTAGCGTTTAAAGGGAATGTGTACAGAGGGCAAAACGAAAGAAGCTCAACAGACATGATTACGACTTTAGAATGTTTGGACGGCGGATCGATGCTGAATGCTTTTGTATCTGAGACGATAACCAAAAATGATATTGTAATAGATACAATTTTAAAGTCAGTGCCTACTATAACTAGGGGCAGGATAAATCCGCGGCTAGAACTTATAAGACCAAAAGTTTTAGTTGGGAACCCTATTAATTTGATTAATAGCGATCTCAGAGAAAGCGAAAAGTGGTTTATTGAAGACGAGCAACTAAATGTTATAGATATAAAACAAGTTACAAGTAATTATATCCCCAAAATAAGTGCGAAGACTGGATTAATCGAAACACCGACGAGACAAGAGCAAAAAGTAACAATAAAAATATTAATTAATCCGTCTGTGAAGATAGGAAGATTGCTAAAGTTAGAAAGTACCACCGCACCCCACTTAAACGGTATTTACAAAATATACAATATCACTTATAACGGAGATAATTATGGGCAAAGCTGGTATCAAACTTGCACAGGTTTTTTAAATCTTGATTACGAGGTTGTTTAAGTGGAAAGAGAAACTTTAACTAATATTTTAAATATAGCTGTAAAGCAATCTTTAGCTAATCTACATACATCTCTTATAGCTAAAGTTACAGCTGTCAATGATAGCACGATAAACTGTAAGCCCGTTATTAATCGTGTCGTCAATGATGAGAGCATAGGATTACCAGAGTTTGTAGAAGTTCCTGTAGTCACGCTGCAGGGCGGCGGTAGCTATACGATGCACCCAATCGCCGTAGATGATTACTGCCTTTTAATTATTTCTGAAAGATGTTTCGACCGTTGGTACAGCGGGCAAGATTATAAAGACCCTCTTGAATTAAGGATGCATGATTACAGCGATGCAATTGCTATCGTCGGATTAAATCCGCTTTCTAGTGCGATAACAATACCCGCTGAGACAACGGAAAATGGAAACAGGACGCAAATTGGCGAATATACGCACACAGGAGATAGAACGCAGACAGGCGATATAACATTAACTGGTAATTATACTCAAGTCGGCGATATGGAAATAACTGGAGATGTTTTAATAACTGGAAATCTAACGGTGACTGGGACTATAGCGGCAGGAAACTTCACTGGTATCGGCGGCGGAACAATGACAAGCACAAGTAGTATAGAAACGACTGGAGAAATGACTGCAAGCGGGGTTTCTCTTTCTTCTCATACGCATGATTACACTTGGACAGCGGCTGCAGGAAGTTCAACAACAAGCGCCCCAAATTAGGAGATATTATGAGAGTTAGTGGACTAGATAGCAATGATGATTGGGTTTTTGGTAAGGGCAAAGCATCTTATAAAGTGCAAAGTAAAGCGGTTTTACAAAGCATTAGAACACGGCTTAAATCTTTCACGGATGACTGGTTTTTAAATATCGAAGATGGCATTGATTGGATAACGCTGATGGGATCGAAGGGCAACGAAGAAAGAATAAATAGAGAAATTGAAAAAACTATTTTACAGACAGAGGGCGTTGTTGCTATTATAAATTTTAATACTATATTAACTGATAGAGACCTATCAATTAAAATAAAATTTATAGATGTGTATAGTGAAATTATAGATGAACTTTTGGAGATAGCTCTATGACATACCCAAGTATCGGCACAACAGGAATAACAATCCAAAGCTTTCAGGATATTTATGATGAACTTGAAGCTGGATATAAATCTATTTATGGACAAGATATTAATCTTGATTCAGATAGTCCAGATGGGCAAAGGGTAGGAATAGAAGCACAGGCGAGACTGGATTTACAATCATATGCATTGGCTCTATATAACCAACTTGACCCAGATTTCGCAGTCGGACAGGCTTTAAATAGACTTGTAAAGTTCACAGGAATTACACGGAATCCTTCTAAGCGATCTACAGCGACTGTAACAATTGTAACTGATAGAAATATCGCTTTAGAAAGCGGTTACACGGTAGCTGACACGATTGGACAAAACTGGGTTACTACAATAGAAAATACATTGACTACTGGAAGCAATAGTATCTCGATGGTTTCCGAGCTTTTCGGTGCTTACGAGGCTGAGATCGGAACAATAACAGAGCCAGTCACAGTGATTTTAGGAATAATTTCAGTAACGAATCCTAGCGTGGCTACAGTCGGAGAAGACGAAGAAACAGACGAAGCATTAAGAATAAGGCGGAATAATTCTTTAATAGTCCCGCAAACCTCTACTGTCGGCGGTATGTATACGGCGTTAGCTAATTTGCAAGATGTTACAAGAGTGAAGATTTATGAAAACGATCAGGATATAATCGATACAGATTTAACTATAGACCCTCACACAATTTGGGTGATAGTAGAAGGGGCAGAAGACAATGCAATAGCTCAAATCATAGCAGAAACAAAGACTGGCGGAACTGGGCTTAAGGGAAGTGAGATGGGGTCGTATCAAGAAACGCTAATAAAACCAGACGGCACGGGATTTATTTATAATCACACAGCTAAATTTGACCGACCAACCGATCAACCGCTTTACATTGAGCTTACAGTAACAAGAAAAGACGCAACTGTTGAAACCGACATAGTATCTATAAAAAACGCTTTGGCTGCATTGACTTACGACATCGCAGAAAGTGTACAAGCTTCAAGTCTTTATTCAACTGTTTTATCTGTGAGTAATACATTTGTAGTCACATCATTAGAAATAAGTCTTGATAATACTACTTTCACAGACGGAGAAGAAGAAGCCGACGCAGACGGAATAATAACTATTGATACTGCTGATATAACAGTAACAGAGGTTATTTAATGTCATTTATTGAAGACTATCAAAACTTACTTATAAAGCAATATTGGGAAAAGACCAAAGCCAAAGGTGAGATCGGTGTGCAAGCGGACACATGGGAAAAAAACTTTAACCTTTTAGAATCTTTTCTGGACGCTTTTGGGGTAGAAACCGCGGTAGGTAGTCAATTAGACATTTTAGGAAGGGTCGTCGGAATAAATAGACGGATTCCGTATGTTTTAAACAAAAACTTCTTTGGTTTTGAAGACAATCCGCTTTCGCGTGGCTTTGGAAGTTTAACGGTTGCATTGCAAGATAGAGCGACATTTTATAGTATATTTTCCTCTAAATATAGCGATTTAGAATTATCCGACCCTGACTATAGAATATTTATAAAAATGAAGATCGCGAAGAATGTAACTTTAGGCGTTATGGCTACATCGCAAAGCGTGTCTATTTCTGCTGCTATATTTCAGGCTTTTGGCGGTGAAGCGTATGTTGAAGACAATAAAGACATGAGCCTCACGCTTTATATTTCATACGAAATAGAAGAAGAAACTGTAAGAGTGCTTGAAACAATGGATTTACTGCCGAAGCCACAAGGGGTAAGGTATATTATAGTAAGGACTAATTTATTTGGCTTATTTGGATTTAAAGATAATATATTATCTAGAAGTTTTGCTAATAAATTTAATTTAACAACAGAAGCTGGCGGAAATTTCGCCGAAAAAATAATTTAAGGTAAAAAATGGCTAAAATTACAAGATTCAACGGAAACTATTTAGCATTTGCGAGTAGTTCAACGAGTGCGTTTAGAACGATTTTCGGCAGCACTGCTCAATCTAATACTCTAGATGCAAATATGACATCAGATTATTTTTTAGGCTGGCAAAAGGTTACTAATACAGATATCCCCCCTCGCGAATGGTTCAACGCTGTTGCTTATACTATATCGCATACGCTCGCTTACACGCACCAGATGGGTGTAGCGGAATGGAATACATCGCAAGAATATCACACGGGATCAATAACAACGCAATCTGGAAGCCTTTATATTTCTCAAAGCGATACGAATGTCGGTAATAATCCCATATCAGATTCAGTGAACTGGCAAGTAGTAGCATTAATTTCTGATTTAGA